AATGGTACATTTTAATTGGATATGCTACAAATGTAGCAAAACTTCCGTGGTTCGTGAGAATAGCGGAAGATATTTAACAAGGTAATGAATTAAAAAACAGGTATAAAATGAAGAAACGAATTATAGTAGAATATGGTGAGGTGAAAAGAATTGCTCACCTGATGAACTGCACTCAGGAAATGGTATCGCACAGCCTGGCATTCAGGAAAGACACCAAGCTGGCGAAGGCTATCCGAAAAATGGCTTTGATGCGTGGTGGCGTTGAAGTGGGTAATGAACCGGTAAATGATGTGAGCCATGAAAACGATATGGTCAGTACTGCTCGGTAACGAGCTGGAATGGTGGAGAAGTCTCACCATAAAGCAAAAAATCTATGCCGGATATTTTCTTTTCAGTTTCACCCTGCTGCTCGGAACAGCTGAAGGAAATCCTTTATGGGTGATTCTACTGATTGCATTAAACTTCGGTAATTCAGTCAGATTAGTTAAGAGAGTTCCGACGGATAAGCTGAAAGAGTATTAAAATTGAAAACTGCCGAGTGATGGAATATTTCAATAACGAACTATGCGTAACCTACGAGGAGCTTACTTCCGGTGATGATCCTGTGATAAAGTTTTACACTTTGAGCAGTAATATTACCAGAAAAAGGATAAGAACTGCCCAACGTGGCGGTGGCGAAGGTTCTTACGCATTGATCATCTATTCCTCGCTTCCTGAAAAATACAAGGTCCGTTTTGTAGCGAAATACGGAGATCCGGAACAAATATTAAAACAACAGCGTATGAGAGACAGGGTAAAGACAGACGACAAGGCACGTGCATTTTACGAGGACTACCGGTATGAAATGAACGGTGTGGAAACCAGCCTCAGCGACAAGCTGAAAGCGGAATACACACTCAACGCCTCAGTTCTGAATGCGCTCATATATGACCTGGAGGATAAAACCACCAGCCGGAAGATGTTGGGCAACAGCCTGGCCACCCTATGGGAAAGCGTTGTCGCAACCAGTGAGAACCTGCGCGAGATATACCAGCACACCCTGCCGAATAATCTTGCCCGGCTTAGGGAAAAGATTCGTTTTTATAAGAAAGATGGGTATATATCCCTTATTTCCGGAAAGGTCGGTAACAAAAGCACCGTAAAGATCACTCCGGAGATGGGCCGCCAACTGATTGCCTTGCGCCGGAGTCGTGTCCCGGTCTACAACTACGCCCAGATATTCGATGAAATAAACCGTATCGCCTTAGAAAAGAACTGGAAACCGCTCAAAAGCAAACGGAGCATGGTTCAATGGTTTGAACGTCCGGAAATAGAGCCGCTTTGGTATGATGCCGTATTTGGCGAACTGGCAGCCCATCAGCGTTACGGAAGGAAGCATAAGACGAAACTACCCGACCGGCGCGACACACTCTGGTACGGCGACGGAACGAAGCTTAACTTGTATTACAGGGACGAGGATGGAAAGATACGCACCACTATGGTGTATGAAGTCATAGACGCTTACAGCGAGGTTCTTTTAGGCTACTACATCAGCGACCACGAGAATTTCGAAGCTCAATACAACGCCTACCGTATGGCAATACAGGTAAGCGGGCATAAGCCTTTTGAAATTGTGCACGATAACCAGGGCGGGCATAAACGGTTGGAAAAGGATAAAGACTCTAAAGAAGAAGGGTTCTTCGACAAAATATGCCATATCCACCGCCCGACTGCTCCTTACAGCGGCCAAAGCAAGACGATTGAAAGCATATTTGGCAGGTTCCAATCGCAGGAACTGCATAAGGACTGGCGGTTTACAGGTATGAATATCACGGCAACTAAAGCCGAAAGCCGTCCGAACCTGGAATTCATAGAAGAAAACAAAGACCAGCTTTTCACCCTGGACGAGTTGAAAGCACATTACGCTGAAGCACGCCGTGCATGGAATGCAGCACCGCACCCGGTGACAGGTATTCCCCGCATAGAAATGTATGAAAAGAGCGAGAACGAGGAAACTGACGTGGTGACGGTACACGATATGGTAGACATATTCTGGATATGGGCAAAACGCCCGGTAACCTTCACCGACCAGGGTATACAGATAACCATAGGCAGCCTGAAGAAGCCCTACGAGGTGTTCTCGGCACCCGGAGAACCTGACCACGAATGGCGACGGAAAAACACATACCGCAAATTCTATGTCAAATACGACCCGAACGACCTCCGAAGCATCCGCCTGTACTGGAAAGACAATGCCGGACAGCTCAGGTTTGAGCGGGTGGCTGAGCCTTACATGGTTGTTCACCGTGCTATTCAGGACCAGGCAGAGGGCGAGGCTGAATTTATCCGCAGGGAACAGGAAGCAAATATACGCGACCGCATCGAACGTCAGGTGATAGCGAAAGAAATAGAATACGCTTACGGCGTTGCCCCAGAGCAGAACGGTCTGAGCACTCCGAAACTGAAAGGCGTAACCAAAGAGGTGCAGCGTGAAATCGACCGCAGAACCAGGAAATACAGCCGTGATCCGGAAGAAATACAACTGGGCAGGACCACCAAGAAGGCAAGCCTCATGACTTGGGACCAGTTGAAGGAAAACAACGAGGTGGACTACCGGAAAGTGGCAGGCAAATTATAAAGTAGTAAATAAGAAATCAATAAAATGCAAACAATATGGAATTATTAAGTACAAAAGAAAAAGACGCTATCCGTGAAGCTCTCAGGGCATACGTCGCCAAATATCCAAGCCAGAATAAGGCTGCTGGCAGTTTGAAAAACACGAGTGTCGGCACGATCAGTAGCATAATGAATGGGAAATACGATAATATTTCGGACGACATGTTCCGCAACATCGCTTCACAGGTGGGCAGCGGAAAGGCTGAAGCAGGTTGGCAGATTGTGGAAACATCCGCTTACCAGGAAATAAGCTACGCACTGGACGATGCCCAGCACTGGCGCAACGTAACATGGGTGGTTGGTGAAGCCGGATGCGGAAAGACTACGACGGCACGCATCTACACGGAAGAGCACAAGGAGGTTTTCTATATCCTTTGCTCCGAGGACATGAAGAAGGGCGATTTCGTGCGTGAGATAGCCCACAAGGTCGGAATCCGGACAGACGGACACAATATCCGCGAAATATGGGGATTGATCCTGGACGACATTATTCAAATGGAAGCCCCGCTGCTGATATTCGACGAAGCAGACAAGCTGACCGAACCCGTATTCCATTATTTCATCAGCCTATACAATAAACTGGAGGACAAAAGCGGGATTATCTTCATGAGTACCGACTATATCAAAAAGCGCATAGAACGTGGGCTGCGTTACAGGAAACCGGGATATAAGGAGTTTTTCAGCCGTATGGGGCGAAAGTATTTCGAACTGGAAGAAACTTCTGCCACCGACGTGTATTCCATTTGCGTGGCTAACGGGCTGAGCGACAAAAAGAAGATAGATGAAGTAATCCGCGATGCCGAGCCGTGCGACTTCGACCTCCGCCGGGTAAAGAAAGCCATCCACCGGGCAAAACGAATGAATGAACAATAAATACAACTGTTCAAACGGTATTTGAACACTATTCAAAAAAGGTATGAAACGAGCATTAAGCGTAAAAGATATATTGGATAAGAAATATAATACTTTCCCTTTTGAGGGAAAATGGAAAGCCGCCTTCGGGACTCCAGAACGTGTTGGTGTGTGGTTTATATGGGGTAACAGTGGAAATGGAAAGACCTCTTTTGTCATGCAGCTTTGCAAAGAGCTCTGCAAATACGACAGGGTCTTGTACGACAGTCTGGAAGAGGGAGCTTGTCTGACAGTTCAGAACAACCTCAAGATGCACGGCATGTCGGAAGTGAGCCGCCGTTTGGCATTCATACAGGAAGATATGGAAGCTTTGAAGAAAAGGCTTCGCCAGCATAAGAGTTACAATATCGTCGTGGTAGACAGTTTCCAGTACACACGGATGAGTTACCGCGACTATATCAGTCTGAAAGAGGCCTTCCCGAACAAGCTGTTTATCTTCATCAGCCATGCACAAGGCAAGAATCCAAGAGGGGATGCCGCTGTTGGGTTGATGTATGATGCCACGCTGAAAATATGGGTCGAGGGCGGAATCGCATTCAGTAAAGGAAGATTTAAAGGACAAACCGGGGAGTATGTCGCCTACCCGAAGCTGGCCGAAGAATATTGGAGCGACAGGGAAAAAATCGGTGTGTACAAATGATGAGCAAGAAAAAAGTTTACCAGTTAGGCATGGAACCCCAATATGCCGCCCATGTGCTCCTGCTATGGAACGAAGGCGAATACCCTTGCGACATCCGGGTACGGCGGGCAAAAACGGCCGGACTGATTGTGATTGAGATAGAAAATCTGGAACTGGCAAACAAGATAGTCAATGCCACCCATTGCAAGGTGGTAATAAAAGAAGTTGAACAACATAAATCATAATTCCTATGGACGAGACAATAGAAGCAATCTTGAATTACGCAATCAAAAAATCCGAGGGATTTTCACACAGTGATCAATCTTTTATTTTCACTGAATTGTCGGAACGGCTTTCAGCCTTATCGCATGACGCATTAATGGTCGAATACGGACTAAAGGAGGAGGATTTTGAATGAAAGCACGTAACTACGCACGATTTTATGTCCTTCTTAACCGTTTGCCTACGGTAGATAAAGATGAGCTGAAAGCATCGCTTGTAAGTCAGTACACCGGTGGGCGGACGGAATCGCTCCGGGAAATGACTGAAAAGGAGTACGACGCAATGTGTGATGAACTGCAGCGTCAGGACTCAAACCTGAAAGCCCGTGAGCTTTACCGGGAAGAACTGAGACGCAAACGATCCGCAGTTTTAAAACAATTGCAGAAAATTGGTATCGATACAACAGACTGGAACCGGGTAGATGCCTACTGCATGAACACACGAATTGCGGGTAAGGAATTTCGGAAACTGACCGTTGACGAACTGGAAACTGTAAATATCAAGCTCCGGATTATCCGAAGAAAAGAGGAAGAAAACAACAATAGTAATCAACTTTTAAATTGACAGAATCATGGAAGAAGTGAAACAGACAGTAGAAATGACAGCTGAGGAAAAACAGCAGTTTGAAGAATTTAAGGCTGCACAGGCGGCTAAAAACGCAAAGGAACAGGCTAAGCGTGATCGTGAGGCTTATCGTGACCTGGTGGATGAAACAATTGAACGCGCCATTCCGTCGCTGGAGTGCCTAAGTCAAGGTATCAAGGAAACAAAACAGTCAATACTGGACGATTTCCGCAATGTAATAGAAATGAAGGCCGACGTGCTTAAGTTGAAGAAGGACGGGCAACGATCCGATACCTTTACCAATTCGGCAGGTGATAAACGTATAACGGTCGGCGTGTATGTAACAGACGGCTACAGGGATACAGTGGAAGACGGTATTGCAATCGTTAAGGAATACATTGAAGGGCTGGCAAGCGATGCAAAGACACAATCTTTGGTTAAAATGGTACTCAGACTGTTGGCGCGTGACGCTAAAGGCACTCTGAAAGCAAGCCGAGTTGTACAGCTTCGCAAAATAGCGGAAGAATCCGGAAACGAACGATTTATGGAAGGTGTACAGATAATTGAGGAGAGCTACCAGCCGGCAATCAGCAAACAGTTTATCCGGGCTGAGGTTAAGAACGAGAATGGAGCATGGGTTTGTATTCCTTTAGGCATGACGGAAGCATGAGTAAGAAACAACCTATATTATTTGTCCAGCCGCCCATGTTCCCGAAGGAACAGCCTGTTGAGCGAATGGAACTGGACGGCTTCAAATGTACCTATTGTCACGGTAATGGGTGGTTTTGGGGATTAGATGAGTACGGGGAGCATATAAAGCAGGAATGCCCTGTCTGTAAAGGGAAAAAGCGACTGAAAGCAGTCGTAACAATTGAATGGAAAGAAGAACAATGAAAACTCAAAAAACTATGAACAGTATCTTAGACAGATTTAAAAGAAAACAAACAAAACAACCGGCTGTATCGCAGCCGGCCAGTGTGGAACCAAGTCCTAAACGCGAAAGGACAATCCCGCCGCATATCGTAGCATGCAAGGTGTGTGAGGGCAAAGGCATGAAAGACGGCGTTGCCTGTCCTCAGTGCAAGGGTTCCGGGCGCGTAATCGTATCATGCGAAGTAACAACTTATATTTCGGCTTATGTGCCGGAAAATGTTTAGTAGAACGAAAACTTTAAATTTAACAATAAACAGTAGTAAAATGAAAAGAGTAAAAGGAACAGCTGGCGTATCGTTATTTGAGTGCATCAACGCCGACCTGAATAAGTGGAACGTCCGTTGGGATGTCCAGGAGAATCCGGAAACAGATGAAGGCCAGACAAACGGTATTAACTATATGGAAGAAACATTCCTGTTTAAGCCGGATCTGAGCGACGTACAGCAGATAATATCATTTTGGTGTGGAAGTACGGAGGCAACCGCAAAGTTTGTTTTGGATGGCAAAACAATAGAAATGTCTGAACAGGGACTGTTGTTCCTGCGTAGCCAGGCGCAGGCGTCAGAAGGTGATAATGTTTCAATAGTTACGTCAGAGGGCGTTATTGAAGTGACATCGCAGGAGGCTCTGTATATTGTAAACGATATGACGCGATACCTGTCAGCATATAACAATAACACTTTAACGCTTTTGAACGAAATCGAGGCGGCAGACAGTATTGACGTACTAACCGCGATGGACTACTCTACCGGGTATCCAACCCCGACAAGTATGACATTGCAACAGGTCAAGGACGCCGTTTCAAAACAAGGGTCAACCCCGGAACAGCAGGCGGTATTATTTGCCCGTATGACAATAAATTCTGTCGACTTGTCTAACAACGATGCGCTGGCGGTTAAGGATCTTCACCCGTCCTGGGAGTCGTTTATAGGCAAAGAGCTGAAGGCAAAAAGCCGTGTTACTTATGGCGAAAGTTTGTTCCGTGTTCGCCAGGATATTAATCCGGTACTGGAAAACCAGCCGCCAAGTATTGAAACTGCAGCTTTGTATGAAGAAATAAATGAAGAAAACGCTGGTACGATTGATGACCCAATACCATATAATAACAATATGGAGTTGTTTACCGGAAAGTATTATTCGCAGAATGGAGTGATTTATAAATGCACCCGCGACACCGGACAGGCGGTTTATCAAGATTTGGCTGATTTGGTTGGGATTTATGTGGAGAAAATAGAATAGATTGAAAAAAGACGTTTTTAAAGGGGTTGAAACCTATATAATGAGAAAGCGGGGCTGTAAGCTACCGCTTTCTCATTATATAGGTTTATTTTTCAGAATGTTATGAAACAATTCTGACTTTTTGGGATTACCGATAATTGAACATATTTTTGTGGGACAAATTTTAAACAATAAATTCTATGATGAAATATTTTAAAGCTGTGGATGTAATTTTCCCGAAAAAGTATGTTGCAAACGTGAACGTCCTTTTTGATGGTGGACTTCACTCTTTTTCTATAGCCGAATTAGATTGGGAAGGTGGAAAATGTTTTGGTATGAGATGGAATGTTGCGCGTAATGAATGGGATAGAGAAGATAAGCAAAAAGGTCGTTCAATTTGCTTGGGCGTACCCACATCTCATGGAAAGCCTGTTTGGTTTATATTACCTGCTGTATCAGTAAATTATATAAATCAGATAATTGAAGATGAAAAGAAACGGTTAAAAGAAGAAGGGCTGCAGGATGAATGATTATCAAAAGGCGAGAAGTGTAAAACTATCCCGCCTTTTATTTTGCTCGTTGGTGTCAATTCGATAAATTTGTAATTGAAACTAAATATCTGGGGTAAATGAGCTTAAAAGGATGTTCATACGCACGCCGTGTTGTTGAGGTAAATGCAATTTACGACGAATACGCCAAAACCGGACTGTCTAACCGGGAAATTTGGCGCAGATACATTTACCCTATCTACGGAATAACGGAGAAGACCTTCTACAACTATATCAATGCCGCGGCCAATCCCAAGGTGACGCAAAAAGTAAACGAATTACAGCTTAGCCTTTTCGACTGATAAACTCAGGTGGAACCGGGTGTTTAACCAGCATCTTCACCGCCGAATCGTCATACAAAAGTGTTTGATAAACCTCCGTATCATCCAGTATTTCCTCGTGGTCGTGGCAAGGGATGGATGCCGATCTCTTAAATGATCCCCAATATTCGCCAGTGAACCCGTGCAGGCAGCGGTTTATCTTGTCAAGCAAATCCAGGTGAAATTCTTCGCCGTCGTATCCTTCTGGCTGGGCGATCGTCAGGACGTGCAGCCCGACAGTCAGGTCCGCATCCTGTAATCCTCCTTGCTGGTGTCGCCATGCCAGGCGTCCGAACTCAATAAATACAGCGGGCATCGGGAAATGCGCTTCCTCTTCAATAAACTCCACTTGCCGGTTCCACAATCCAAAATGTTTTATCGCAAAATCGGGTGTTTCTCCGGCTTCTATCATTTGTTTGATACGTTCTTCCGATACCAACTCGATGTCGCCACTGTCGGCCATTAAAAGGCGCGACAGGCGTTTCTTTAGTTCCTGGTATAAAATCTTTCTCATTTGTCTATGATTGGATGGTTCTTTAAATATTCCTCAAAGTTCTGTTCGGTTATTTCCCGGATGATCCGGTCGGTATTGCGTCCGGATCCGATAAAGCGGCGTTCAGGTATCTTGATGGTAGAGCCGACTTTCTTCAAGGCCATTCTTCGCCAAAATTCAGCCTTATCCGACAGATCTTTGTTTTCTTCCTCGCGTGCCAGCCAGCCTTGTAACTGTTTGTCTGTTGATTTTGGGCGTTTTTTCTTCTGTTCTCCAGATTTTGAATACTTGGCTTCTTTTAGGTATCTCGCTAAAAAATATCTCTTCATCTTCCGGGTAACTTTAATTTCCCCACCTTCATTATGAATCTGGGCGTATGGCTTGGAAGACGAATAAACCAGCTCGCCCCGGCGTTTCCGGCTTCGGATGCTTCGACGTAACCCTCCAGTGCGTTGCATGAGTGAACCCACACCGTCATCAAATTTCCTTTCGGGCCATTCCTTTTCATCGAAAAAGGCTTTCCGCTCGAAATTCCGGTCAAATTCCTCGTTAAACTCGACTTTGATGTCTTCAATTGACCGGTCAATAACCTCTTTCTTAAAATCTCCGTCCATAGGATTGGGTTTTAAATTATTAGTTGTATATTTGCAGTGAAAAGCGAGTGAATTGTGTGGGCTAAGCTGGTCAAGAACCTAAGGGGCCGCCGATTTATTCGCTTTTTATTTTGTCTGTTACCGAATACAGAAAACGGTCGTACTTTTTCTTGCCGTCTCTATTTTCAAATTCAGCTTCTGCCACATTTAGATATACCGTTTTACCGTTAATTTTTCCTTTCAAATAAAAGAACCGTTTAACCTTATCTTTTCGTGCGTGACTTAATCTGTCAGATGTACTGACATAAACAGACTGTTTCAATACGTCGTCTAGATGTGCTAAATCGTCCGGTTTTAATACAGACGACCGCCCGAAGGTGTCACTGTATAAGTGCTTATTCCCTTCTTTGGTGAATCCGATACTTTTCTTTACCCCGTCAATCTCTAAAACAACCTTCTTTTTCAAAAGCGGTTGCATTTCCCGGAGGTAGTGTTTCCGTTCGATGGCAGCCTGAGATTTGGCGATGTCCCCGGCGCATTCATGAATGATCGGGCAGGCGGCGCAAAGTTCGTTGCTGGGAATCTTTGCCAGTTCCAGCCCGTTCTTTTTGCAGGTGGCACACTTCTTTATTGTGTACGAGTTGTAAGCCGGATAAGCCGCACGCTGTTTGCCCGGATTGAAGCGGAACATTTCGGCGTATTTGCCCTCGGTTGCCTTGTCCCCGGTCTCCATGGCTTCTTTGCTGTCAGTTGCCGGGTATTTGGCGGCGCGTACCTTTTGGACGGTACAACGACAGTTAAAGCCGTTCGGAGGATAATATTTGTCCCAGAACGGGTCAGAAGCCGGCAGCGTAATACCGTTCATTTCCTGATGTGCGGGGCGTACCTTCTTATCCCCCGCTGTACGGTATTGAAGTAAATAACGACCGTCCCCGTCATCTTGCTGTTCTTCCCATTTGGCCGCCATTTCCGCACTCTGTATAGCGAAATTATATTCCGTCTTTAGATAGTGCTTGTTATAGGTGTCATTAATCTTTTGAACGTCGTTTGAAAAGTGTTCAAACGGTTTTAGATCGCCGTTTCCATCCAGCAACAGGTTGGCCGCGTCTTTCATCTCGTGAAACGTTTTGAATCCGGAAAACACACCGGCACTTTCCCGAAGGCTGGAGATCATAGCTTCTGACGGCGATTCCTGTATAATACCACGCTCAATGCCTTTTGAAAGGTAAGCCGCGGTTTCCTCGATCAATCGGCGGACCGGCTTTTCTTTCAGCATGCCCGCTCCGAAGATACGTTTACTATGCAGCCACTTCATCGCCTTTTCGAAGGCGGATTCAACACCCGACACGTCCGGGTAATCGTCAGTGTCGGATAATTGCAGGTTTTCCTCCAGATATAGCAAACCTATTCTTTTGTGCAGCCCGGCATAATCATCCGGGCTCAGTCGAAAAAAGGTTGTGCCAGTTGTGCGGAAGTGTCCGGAACAGTCTTTTTACCGATAATGGGAACGCCGTATTTGTCGATGAAATATTTCGGGTCAACCTCGTAGCGGTCTGCAATCATCTTTTCGTATTCCAACTGCTGTTCCGGCGTATAGTCCACGCTGTCGTCCCATTCAAAGTGCAGCCCTTTTACCGGAAAACCGTGCTTTACCATGCGTGGCAGGAGCTGGTCGTTTACGATGTCTTTTACGAGGTCGGCATCCTTTTCGACCACATTCTCGAACACTTCCAAATGGACTTCCGACTGTGAGAGGCTGCTACCGTTGTCGATGGTCATTGTCTGGTTCAGGATACCTTTTGACAGTTCCGAGTTGGCCCGATCAATACGTTTGTCATAGACATTGAAGGCATCGCCCCGTGTCGTCTCCTTGATGTCAATATCGGTTCCGTCCGGGAACAGGCCCCAGGCGGCCGCTCCCATTGAGGCCAGCATGTTCTCTATCTGACTCCTGTCTTTCGGGTCTCGTGCCGTTGTTTTGGCGATACGGATTGGCATACCGAATATTTCCCCGAACTGGTCCCAATAGGCAAGCATATTCTTTTTCGGTATGGTTTGCGTTGCCGCTTTCAGGTATAAGCCCAAATCCTTCGGCTTACCGGCTTCCACCACCCAGTCGGCCATAGGTCCTTCCCGGTAAGGCATACCCAACCTCCATTCGTCGCTCTGTTCCCGGATGATTACGCCGTATTCCGGTATTACGTGCTTACGGTTCACCAGTTCTACGTCCGTGTAACGCATTTCCCCGTCGATGCTCACCACATCGCCGAGCTGGATAAGCGAATGTCCCCAATATCGGGAATCCAGTATATAACCGACCAAATCCTTGAACCAAACCGCTTCAAAAAGCCGGGTAACATCATCGTTCTGTTTCCCTTTGGCATCTACGAGTTTGAAGCCTTTCTTCTGAACGAATCCCTTACGCTGGTCCACACAACCGCAAAGATGCAGATCTACTTCCACATCCCGGTAAATATCATACAACCGTTCCCGGCGCGGGTTTTCGATGTCGATAGCCTGTTGCCACGCCTGACGCCATGAACGCATATCCTTTTGCGTCAAGGCTTCGGCCTGGAGCTTCAGTTCTACCGTCAGCGACTGAAGCCGACGACGGTCTTTTGCCGATGCCAGGTTGAATCCTCCAATCTTCATGCCTGGATTATATTTGTTTCTTTTTGCCATAATCTACCATATATAAGTATTTTGTCTTCCGGAACCCCATTTGACAGGGTTGTTCACGTCTTCCTCGCCATCTTCTCCGGTTACGGTGGGAAGGTCAGGAATTATCTTGCCCGCCTGTACGCCTTCCAACCATTTCAAGGCAAGTTCGTAACGTTCTTTCCTTATTTCGTGCCCCATCTTGTTTGGCAGCCACGCAGAAAGATGGTACAAGGAAACGTCACAGGTACGGAGCACGATAATGTTATTCCGCTCGTTACCAGAGGCAGCGAAAATCTTCTTCACATCGTACCGGCTTCTTAGATAGCCGGACACTTCCTCAATGGCCATCCGTTCGGCGGTTTCCCGTTTTTCCTCCGAACATTGCTGTAATACGTTCAGTGCCGTATTGCTTGCCACGATATAATCTTCTTCGGTCAAAAACATAGGCTTACCCGGTTATAAGGATTGCTTTCTTCTCCAGATCCTGAATGGTTGTACCCTTACGGAATTTTCTTTGGGTAATCATCTTTTTCAGTTCCTGTTTGGAATATACCTTAGGAATGCCTGCCACCATAAGGACAAGATACCGGCGTATGCTAACTCTGGAAAGTTCTTCTGCCAAGCGAATGGCACGTTTTATTCTGTAACCCAGAATGAGATCTTTAATAAACTGTTTCATCTTACCATATATTTTTAGGAGACCGGCGTGTGCCGATACTCGGTTTAAACTTCTGTATTCTTGAATGCTTCTGTAATACATTGATTGCACCTTCATCTGCGTCGGGACCATCATCGTGTGTGCTGCTGCCCTTTTCGATTGAAAGTGTCTGTTCGATACCCGCCAGCATGTCCGGATCATTTTGTAAATCCTCGTTGTAAAAGACAAAACCACGTTCCCAAAGCGGCGATACCGCTTCGATACGCTGGAACTTGTCCGGCTTTTTGCGTTTGTCGGCCTGTATGGGTAACTGGTATCCGCGAAGGTTTCCCTCCTCCTCGAAGTCGTCAAGCAAGGTGTCTTGCAGGAAATTCGCCTCTATCATGTATTTACAGATAACTCCTTCCGGCAGGCTTTCGTGTAAGTCATAGAACCAGCGTACCATTTCCGCAACGGAACATTGCCGGACAAAAGCGCGGATATGGTGCAGTTCTGTTCCGGCTTTGCCCCATACCTTGATGGCCTTGTAGTCGTTTTTTGTAGAGCCTTTGAATGAGGGGTCGCAGTATGCTACAATTTCGTCGTACTTGTCAAGAGGCAATATCTTTTTCCACCGAATCCAATCTTTGCGGAATACCGAACCTTCTTTGATCGGGTTGTTCATGTATTCCTTTTCAAAGGCCCGGTAGCCCATGAACTCGCGCTTTTCCTGAATACGTTCAGGAGTCCAGTATTCCGGCCATGCCGATTTGCCGTTCTTGTCCAGAACGTTAACCTGGCTTACTTCTACGCCTTTTGATGCGGCTATGTTTGCCAATACGCTGCATTTGCTGATAAGGTTACCCACCATGATAAAACGCCCGCCTTCGGCCCCGAACGCTCCGAAAAGGGCCTCTTTCACCCATTCGGTCAGTTTACGGACACGGCTGTCGTTCTCACATAGTTCGTCGTCGTCGAGGTCGTCGATAACGATATAGTCCGGTCGTCGGTTCCGGTAACGGAGACCACGCGGCGACTGGCCACGACCTCGAGCAAAGAAGGCTACGCCGTCGGAGGTTACAAACTCGCCATCCTGCCAGTTCCCGGCATTGTATTTGGTTCCGAAGTCGTGTGTATATCGTTTGTTGTATTGTAGTTCTGCCTGAATGTCGCCAAGCAAGGTGCAGGCGGCATCCTCTGACTTGCCCACCAATACCATAACGTTTATTTCACGTCGCTTCTGTGCCATGAGCCACATCGGGATCATGACGTCCATGTGGGTAGATTTAGCCTGTCCACGTGCCCATTTGAAAACAGCCTTCAATGTCCGGCGTTTCAGTATCTTTTTCGCCGCCTCAATATGGTGCTTTGCGGAAGGGATAACTTTGCCAGTTTCGCTGTCGGTACAATAATGCGGAAAGTAATATTCTACGAAATAGGCGTAGTCTTTCCGGGCGCGGCTGATGCGTTCCATCTGCTCGGCCTTTGTTTCGGCTGTGTTGACGGTGGAAAAGTTCTGGATGGTCTCGCAAAGCTGCTTCCATCTTTTCAACGCTTCTTTCTGACCTATCTGTGTCGCCATATACATTTATATATTATAGCCCCGGATTTTCGGCCGAAACCTGTTCCGCAATAAATATATCCTGGTAGCGGTTGGTCATTTTCAAGAAGTCCACTGTCAGTTCCTTGTCTATCTGGGTGCGAGCTACCAGCCAGTTATTATAGGAAGTGAGTACCTCTATAATGGTTGTGGCATTGGTACGTTTATCTATTTTTTCAATGCTGGCTGCCAGCTTTGCCATTTCGTCGGCTGTCATATCCCCACTCTCCAGCCTTTCGTCAGCCTTTCTCATAATTTTTGCCACAAGCTCCTTACGAGTGATGGACTTGGCGGTGCGTAGCGCATCCCAGCCACCATCATTAACCCACTTGTTTACTGTTACGCGGGAAACTCCAACCTTCTCGGCAACCAGTTTTTGTGTATCTCCGTTCAAGTAATAGAGCCTTGCCAGCTCCTTTGTTTTTTCAAGTTCTTTCTTTGATGTTGCCATAAAATTGATATTAGCTTTTCAGCAAAATTGTAAAGGAAATCGTGCTTCGGCAATTAAGAGTGTAGTCGTTACACAGAAGTGTGTAACCATTACATAGAAGTGTGTAACCGTTGCGCTCTTATTTTGACGGGTGCATTTACGATAATATGTTTGCAGTATATCAACAAACAAACGAATGGCAAAAAGAATAGTAATAAGTGATGAGTCGGTAAACTGCTACGGCACGTGGATCAGCACGGCGGGAATGGATATTTCCCAATATGAGAGAAATCCGGTACTGCTCTGGATGCACTGGCGTGGTGTGATAATAGGCTGCATCAAAGATGTGAAGAAAGAGGAAGGGCGGGTGACGGGAGAACCCTGGTTTGACGAAGTGCGCGAGGAATCCAAACAGGCGAAGGCGCAGTGGGAAAAGGGCACACTGCGTATGGCTTCTGCTAATGTGGATGTACTGGAATACAGCGACGCTCCGGAGCTTATCAAGCCCGGACAGTATCGTGCGACCGTCACCCGCAGCAAGCTGACCGAGGTCAGTATGGTGGACATCGGCGGGAATGACAATGCCCTACCACTTATATTGAACGCTGACGGAAAAGAATTGAAACTGGCAGCCGGCGAAGAATCCGAAAGTCTCCCGCTGCTTATTAATAATCAAAAATCAGACGAAAAGATGGATTTTAAAGCAATTGCCCTGAAACTTGGGCTGCCGGAAACGGCAACGGAAAAAGAAATCCTTTCTACAATCGAAGTGCTGTTGGGCTATAAAACTGCCAACGAACAGTTGAGAAAGGAAAAGGAAGAAATTAGGCTGGCCGGTATCACCACCGCGGTAGAAAATGCCATTAACGAACGTCGTATCACGGCCGAGAAAAAGAACCATTTTGTCGAGCTTGGCAAAAAGGTCGGCCTTGAAACTTTGAAGATGACCTTCGAAGCTATGACACCGGCGCAGAAACCAACTGACGTGATCCGACTATCCGGAAGAAATTCCGCTTCCGGTGAGTGGAAGAAACTTTCAGACGTCCCGGCCGACAAGATTATGGAACTGAGAACAAACGACAAGGCCACTTATATGAAGCTGTATAAGGCTGAATATGGTGTAGACTGTCCTAATTATTAATTAATCAATCAAACAAATCAAAAACAAATGGAATCAAAAGGAATCAAAGCTATTACTGCCCTGCTGTTTAATGCGGTGATGGGCGTTATGGTTGCCGCCGTGATGGGCGTTCCGGCTATGGCCGGAGCCGCTACCGCTGTCAGCGTATCATTAGTGGCTGGTCCTTTCTTGCCTTCCGGAGCACTTTGCGAAGGGGTGCTGACCGAGGTATGGACTGGCGAATTAATCAAAACACTTCGTGCCGGAGACGTGGCAACCTTTCTTGATGGACTGCCAGACTACTCCCAATATGCGGAGAATGACGTAATTCACATGATTGATGTTGGTGGTGATCCGGAAGTATTAGTCAATAACACGACCTATCCTTTGGCTGTGCAGGATATTACTGATACCGATGCGGTGTTCTCCCTGGATAAGTTTCAAACCCAACCGACACCGGTAACGGACGATGAACTATACGCTTCTTCCTACGACAAGATGTCGAGCCTGAAGGAACGCCACGCAGACGCGATAAAGGAAAAGAAATTTGCCAAGGCTATCCATGCGCTGGCCCCAGACAGCGACAGTGCCAAAACCCCTGTTTTGAAAACATCCGGTGAGGTTGTTGGTGGTGGTGCTACCGGACGAAAGCGTTTGCAAATCTCAGACATTATCGCGCTTAAGGATAAATTTGATAAAATGAAGATTCCCGTACAGGGAAGGCGTCTTGTTTTGTGTAGCGATCACGTTAACGATTTGCTTCTGACGGACCAGAAGTTTAAAGACCAGTATTATAATTATACTACCGGTAAAATTGCCAACCTGTACGGATTCGAGGTGTACGAGTATTCGGACAACCCAGTTTACAAGACAGCCGGAACAAAGGTTGCATTCGGAACGGCAGCAAGTGCTAATGAATATCAGGCTTCCGTTGCCTTCTATACCAAACGCGTGTTTAAGGCAGCCGGCAGCACAAAGATGTATTACTCAGAGGCAAAAACAGACCCGCTTAACCAAAGAAGTCTTGTGAATTTCCGTCATTACTTTATCGTGCTTCCTAAAAAGAAAGACGCGATGGGAGCTATTATGTCAGAATATAAAAGCGAATAATTATGGGCACACCACGAGGTATCAGAAATAATAATCCCGGTAACATCCGTAATTCGGATGCTACCGACTGGAAGGGAGAAGTGCCTACTATGGCAAAGAGGGACAACACGTTTGAAGAATTTACAGATATGGCACACGGTTATCGTGCTTTGATAAAGCTATTGCAGAATTATCGTTATAAGCACGGTTGTAAAACAATAGCGGACTTTATCAACCGATGGGCTCCACGAAGCGAAAACAATACTTCGGGCTATATTACACGTGTTTGCAAAGAAATGGAAGTTCCTACGACGTTTGTTCCGGATGTGGCCGATAAAGGTACGATGTGCGCCTTTGCCGCTGCGATAAGCCAGGTTGAAAATGGTATCCCGGCCGTCATGAAGGACGTTGAAGCCGGTTGGGAATTATTGAACAAATAATGTAACTCTGTGAAATCAGGATGGAAATACCAGAAATAATATCCATAATCGCCGCAATCGTTACCGCACCGTTCAGCTCGTGGCTTACAGCTAAACTGCTGCGCAAAAAGTATGAAGCGGAGGTCGAAGGATTAAGGGCGCAGGTGGAAGCATCTAAGGCGGAGACACGGGGCGACGAACTGGAAAATGTTAAAAACGGGATGTCCATCCTGATGGAACAGGTTGTCGAACCGCTAAAAAAAGAGATTAATGCGATACGTAAGGAGCTGGCCCGACTTCGCCGGGCTGTTGAGAAAGTCAATAACTGTCCTCATGTTGCTGCTTGCCCTGTGCGTATTGAGCTGCAGAGGGCCGAAGAATGCGAGCCGCGCTCCCGTGAACCTACCCGGTAATCTTGTTACTGAACGGCTGGTTCCTGTTTATCTGCCTGCTGATTCGGCGCTTCTGACCGCACTGTTCGAGTGTGACAGCAATAACCAGGTTATCCTGAAAGCATACGATGAACTGAAATCGCAAGGCATGAACAGCCACCTGACGTTCGAGAATGGGCGGTTGGATTATGACTTGGAGACCGTACACGATACGGTCTACCTGCCTGCTAAAGATTCCATCATCTATGTGCCCCAACCCGTCGAGGTTGAAGTGAACCGCCTTACTTGGTGGCAGGAAACGTGGATGCGGATCGGGAAAATATCACTTTCTATCCTGGCTCTTTGGTTGGGTTTGAAAGCTGTTCAAAAACTATTAAAACGTAATTAATATGAGTTTACCAAATGTAAATATAACGCTGGGTAATGGCAATATCGGGGCTGTAACCCTTTCGGACGATGGTATTGCCGGATTGATTTTGACGGGTACGGCAGTTTCGTCTACACTGGAGCTTAATAAGGTCTATGTGATTGCCTCTACAGCAGATTTGAAGAAATTGGGACTGACGGCAGAAAATAATCCGTTGGCATATAAAGAGGTTCTGGGTTTTTATGAATCGGCCGGTGATGGCGCAGAACTGCATCTGTTGGTAGTTGACGCGGCAAAGACGCTGACTGAAATATGCTCAATGGAAGCCGGATCTCCGCTAAAAACGCTGATTGATTCTGCGACCGGACGTATCCGACTGGTGGGTATAAACCGTAATCCGGATGCCGAGTACGAGCCAACCGTAACAAGCGGTATTGATCAGGACGTGGTTACAGCCGTAACAGCCGCTCAACAGGTTGTGGAATCTTATTTGAAACAGATTGCCCCGTTTGTAGTCTTGCTTCCGGCCCTTGCCTGGAATGGTACAACCGACAGCTTATACCAACCACGAGAGGGAAGCCAGGACAGCGTGTCTGTTGTGATGGCCTCAGACGGTAAATATGGAGCAAGTGAATATTACTCGGCGGCTATCGGCAAAGTTTTGGGGCGTCTTGCCACTTGTGCAGTAAATATTTCGCTGGCCCGTGTCCGTGACGGTAGCCTGGTTGCGGACGGTTATCTGACAAACGGAAAGAAGCCTGAGGAAAGTTACAGTCTTTGGAACACACTGCATGATGCAGGTTATATCTTTTACCGTACCTATATAGGAAAGAACGGTTACTATCTCAACGATGATCCGACAGCCGTTGCAACAACCAACGATTATCATCGTTTAAGCTTAACCCGTGTAATCCAGAAGGCCTTGGTAATATGTTATAAGACCTACATTGACGAAATACTGGACAGTGTGGCTGTTGATCCGGAAACCGGCAAGCTACCGCAGCCAATATGTAAGTATTACGAACAGTTGTTGATTCGTGCCGTAAATACGAATATGGAAGGTGAAATCTCAGGATTTACTGCCTACATAGACCCTAATCAGGACTTGATTTCAACGAATGCGCTAAAAGTGCAGGCGAAGGTTGTACCTACCGCTTTGCTCAAAGAAATTAATGTTGATCTGTCATTTGATAATCCTTTTAATAAAACAAGTGAGTAATGGCAAGTTTTAATTCAAAAGAATATGCGTGGATTGACGTAAATGTGGTATTGCTCGGCAAACCTGTAGCCGGGCTGCGTGCCATTGAGTACAAATCCAAACGGGCAAAAGAAGCCTTGTATGCAACAGGTAAAAAGGCACGTGGCATACAGATGGGCAAGAAAGAATACGAGGGAACGATTACTGTTTTACAGTCTGAACTGGTTGCTATGCATGCGGCCGCAAAAGCGAAAGGCTACGATGATGTAACCGACCTGGAATTTGATGTCATTGTTTCCTATATTTCGGAAACGGGAGTAGTACAGACAGACAAGGTTATAAATGCTTCCATTACGGAAGCTCCGAACAGCATTAAGGAAGGCGACCTGTATTCAGAACACGCGTTGCCTTTTATTGCCTGTGATGTAGAATATAATGTGGTATAACAATTTAAAATAATAATACGATGGATAAACAAGACATAAAAAATACAATTATGCCAGAAAAAAACGTAGTCCAGGAACAAATCGAAGCATGGAAAAAGAAGTACGGAGACGTGTTTTGTGTTGTCGTTGGTGATAAGGTTGCTTACCTGAAACGCCCCAGTCGTCAGGCTCTTAGTGCCGCTGCTGTGGTAGGGAAAAATGACCCGATGAAGTATAACGAGATTCTGTTGAATAATTGCTGGCTTGACGGTGACGAAGAAATCAAGACAGACGATTCGCTATTCCTCGGCGTATCGGCAAAGCTGGGCGAACTGGTGGAAGTGAAAGAAGCCGAGCTAAAAAAGTTATAAGCCGGACGGGTATCGCCGACAGGCCCGGCTGGTTGCTGCTTGCAGACAGTTTGATTCGGGCCTACCTGCATATCGACCCGGAAACGCTAGGCGACGAAGAATGGGGTTTGCAGGTTGCTTTGGCCGAATGGGTAAAATACGATTTTATTAAAAGCATGGGTGATTTATGGCAAACAAGATAGAATACATCTTTTCGCTCCGTGACCAGATCAGCGCTAAACTGGCAGGGATAACGGCCACCTCGGATAAAACGAGGTTGGCCCTTTCCGGCGTACAGGAAAAAGTCAGGTCGGCGGAAGACGTATTCCAGGACACAGGAAAGACCATCGGCTCACTGAAAGCCCGGATAGACGCTTTACAGGCTGAGAAGGAATGGATACCGGCTGACAATCTTCCGGCCATAAAAGAGTATAACCGTGAGATTTCCCGACTTACAAACGAACTGAACGAGTTGGAGACAGCTGCCGGTGGAGGTAAGTTTAAAAAATGGGCATCGGAAGCCTTCGACGCGATACCAGGGGCAAACCTTCTGAAAAATCCATTAGTTGCGGGAATAACCGCCGCCACCTTTGCGGGAAGTGCCGGCATGACCTTTGACGAAAACATGGCGAAGGTGAATATCACCGCCCAGTTGGACGAAGCCGGGCTGGACGATCTGAAAAAGCGATTGAAGCAAATCGCTGCCGACAACAAAACAGACATCCAGGTCGTACCGGTCGGCTTCGAGGCAATTAACTCACAGGTGAATGACGTTGAATTGTCCCTTTCCATATTGGATGCTGCTCTGAAAGGCAGCAAGGCGGGATTTACTGACCTGGATACTGTATCCGCGGCGTTAGCTCAGACGCTTTCCATTGTGGGTAAAGAAAATACAACGGCGCAGGAAGTGCTGGATACCTTCTTCGCTGCTAAGCGTGTGGGAGCCGGCGAGTTCGCCGATTTCGCCCGCTATATGCCGAACCTGATTGCCGGTGCCGACAATTTGGGTATCACTTACAAAGAGGTGGCCGGTACGTTTGCCTATATGACCGGTAAAGGCCAGTCGGCCGAACGCGCTGCTACATTGATGGAGAATGCTTTCTCTGTATTGGGGCGTGTGGATGTCCGGAAGAAGCTTTCTGCCGCCGGAGTGGATGTATTTGACGATACGGGTAAGATCCGGAGTGTAGTTGATATATTTACCGACCTGCAGAACGTATTGGGAGGGCTGAATGACGAACAGAAATCTTCCTTGCTGGAACAGTTCGGGCTGGTAGATAAAGAAGCCAAATCCGCTTTTTCTGTATTGATGTCCGACACTGAAAAGCTACGGGAATCCATGAACGACGTGGCAAACTCTACCGGAGAAACCACCGCCGCACTTGGTTATTCCCGAAATGCTGTGCAACAGGCGACCGAAGTGTGGAACCAGTTTAAGAATATCGGTTTGCAGGTTGGCGAAATCATATTGCCAGTGATTAGCGCGGGGCTGACTGTTGCCGGTGGCGTATTGGACGGCGTTTCAGTCGTGATGGATACAGTTATCGGTTTCTTCTCCGGCTGGTACGCATTGATTCAGCAAGGCAACCCGGTTATTATCGGGCTGACGACTACACTTGGAATCCTGACGGCAGCGATGGCCGTAAACTATACCTGGACACAAAGGGCTGTCGTAATTGGTGGAATAAAAAAGGTGTTGGATATAACTCAAACAGCAGTAACGGGGGGATTGACCGCTGCACAGTTAGCATTAAACGCAGCGTTTATGGCCTCGCCGCTTGGTTGGATTGCAGCCGGTATCGGAGTCGTGATTGGTGTTGTTACGCTTTGCTGGCAGAAATTCGAGGGCTTCCGTATGGTAGTGCTCGGTGTTTGGGAGGTGATAAAAGAGTTCGGGCGGACCCTGTTCAACAGTATCGTCGCCCCGTTTCAAAAGATTCTTTCCGGTATCGGCAGCGTGGGTACAGCAATCGTTCAGTTGGTAAAAGGGAATTTCTCCGAAGCGGCCGAAGCCGCCAAACAGGGGTTCAAAGAAATCAGCCAGGGCGTTGTAACGTCCAATCCGGTTTCTATAATTACCCGCACAATCCAAAATGGCGATTATTCCACCGCTTGGGAAAAAGGCAGACAGGCTGGCCGGGACAGTTGGGCGGCATCCAGGGAGGATAAACAAACTCAGATCGTGGTACAACCGACTGAAACCACCCCATTGCAACCGACTTCCACCCCGATGGCAAGCCCGAACTTTGACAAGCTGTTGGCTTCGTTGGAGACCGGGAAGAAGGCAAGCGGCAAAAGCAAGGTGCTTGACCTGAACGAAACGCCGAGCAACCTCAGTGAATCGTCCGCTTATTCCGCCATTATCCAAAAGCTAAAACCCCGTGAAGTGTCATTGCTTCCTGAATCCATGCGTAAAGTGGCGGCAACTGTAGCGGTTCCGTTGGCGATGGCGGCAAGTCCGGCTGTGGCGGATGAAATACCGGTCCCGAATATCTCCGACGCATATAACGTAGAGAATATCCGGGAAACGAATAACACGTTCACCGCTGACAATAGTCGGAATTATAATAACAACGGTAGGACATATCAGATTGGTAAGGTATGCGATGAAGTGGTTATCCATGTCGCCAATACCGACCAGAAAGGCGGTGAAACAATCCGCGCCGAAATTTTGGGAATATTGGAAGAATTAAGCGAAGGTTAAGATATGGCAACGAAATACACAGTTAAAGAAGTGGCCCAGACGTTTAAACGGGTTAGCCAGTTCAACCTGGGCGATATGCTGCTCAACGTGATCGGTTATAAGGGGCTGCCTTATCCGGGTGGTTTTATTCCTGACACGCCTAGCAAATATAAGGCGGACGGCTACGAATACCCCGGCGAACAGGCTTCGGAAAAGACCAGTTCCGACTTTGGTTCCACGCTCCGGAAGAAGGACGCACAGGGACGCTGGTATTTTATGCCAATCGTGCTGGAGCATAAAGGGACGGAGTACGAGATACCGAACGCTGTCATTTCCATCCGTGGAAAGAAAAGCATCGTGGAAACGGCAATGGTCGGCCGCAAGGGTACGGTCAAGGAGTTGATTTCGGTCGATGATTACGAAATACGCATCGCTGGTGTCTGCCTGGATGTGGATTTTCCCGACCAGCAGATCAACTCCCTGAATGATTTGTATAACATCAACGAATCGGTTACGCTCAAATGCGCCCTGACTGATATATTCCTTGACGAAGAGGATAAGGTCGTGATAAAAAGCATCGACTTTGCCGAAATGAAAGGCTGTGAGACGGCGCAGGTGTTCACGATGGAACTGGTAACAGACCGGAGTTTTGAATTAATACTGGAATGATATGTTTGCTTTGTGTTGTGAAATAAAAATCGGTTCGGTTTCTTTTAAGTCGGTGCACGACGTAAAGATAAAACGAAGCCTGTACGACCTGATGGCGACCGCTACAATCAAGGTCCCGGTGACGGCTGTGCTGAAACATTCCGGGGAACCGCCGACGCATATCGAGACAGCACAGGCTATCAAGATTGGTGACAAGGTAGAAATCAAGTTGGGGTACGACGGAATCCTGAACACCGAATTTGTCGGTTACGTGAAACGGCTTAATTACAAAGTCCCGCTTGAGATTGAATGCGAGGACGAATATTATCGCCTGCGCTCCCTGAACTGCGTATTCTCGAAAAAGGAAACAACGCTTAAAGACTGTTTGAACACCATTCTAACGGGAATCCAAATGGGCGAAGTGGTGGGCCTGACGCTGAAGAACTTCGTTGTAAATAACAAGCCAGGCAGCTGGGTTCTGGGTTATCTGAAAAAGGAATATGGCCTTGTGGCATGGTTCGACATAAACGGGAAACTCCATGTCGGTAAGGCTAACGATGTGAAAGGCGAAACGGTGAAATACCTGCTCCGTGAAAACGTGATCAGCGACGACGAATTGAAATACCAGTTGGCCGAGGACGTGAAACTAAAAGTAAAGGCTGTATGCTATTACAAGGACGGCACGAAAATAGAAGGCGAATTAGGCGAAGACGGCGGTGAAACGCGCACCTTTTACTATTACGACGTGAAAGACGCGGCGGAACTGAAAACACTTGCCCAGGAAGAACTGAAACGGTATTCGTTCGACGGCTACCGGGGCAAGATAACAACCTTCCTGCTTCCCTACGCCCTTCCGGGCATGGTGGCGAGCATCGAAGACAAAGTGTATAACGAACGGAGTGGCGACTACTTTATCGAAAGTGTGGAAACGTCTTTCGGGACAGGTGGAGGGCGTCGCACCGTTGAAATAGGTATCAAGGCATGAGTAAGGAAATGGAAGAATTACGCCGAAAGTTTCAGCAACGGTTCGGCGATGGCGGCGACCAGGTGTTCCAGGGGACTGTTACCGAAGTGAACGAGGAAGAATTTACCTGTACCATTAAACGTGATGACCTGGTGGACTATTTCGATGTGCGCCTTCGCGGTCTGGTGAACCCCGACTTGCAGGGCTTCGCTTTCATTCCTCGGCTGGATAGCACGGTACTTGTTTGCCGGATCGGGAAAAGCAATGAACTGTTCGTGTGCCAATTCACCGAGATAGACAAGATGATATTTACCGATACCGATTTGGAAGTAATCATCGATACCGAAAACATCGACATCAAGAAAGGTAAAAAGATAACCGTCCATGTGGATGCGGAAAAACTGGAGGTAACGAATGACAAGGTGAAGGCTCTTCATGAAGCAGACGCACTCACCATTACCGCCGACTCGACGACCGTTAAAACATCTACAGGCGGTGTGACTATCACCCGTGGTGGCTCAGGACTAAAGAAAACGCTGGAACAAATGCTGGACGGGATTTGTGCCCTGACAGTCCCCACGGCTGTAGGTCCGTCCGGCGTACCTATTAATATGGCGACATTTCAACAGATTAAGGCGGATTTGCCTAATTATATGGAGGGATAAATTATGGCATTAGTAAAAGCGACAATTAAATCAGAGATAAAGGAAGCCTTTACCCAGGTGATGGACCAGCAGGACGACGACCGAGAAGGGGCTATCGACAAGGTGGCGGATAAGCTGGCGGATGCTGTTATGAACGCCATCAAAAGCGCGACAATTACTTATACAGCCGGCCTGACAACTTCGATGGGGCCTGTGACCGGTACTTTTGGCAATACTATATCATAAAGCCTATGAAAGATTATAAACAACAGCCTGACGGTGACCTGGATTTTACGACCGGAGATTTGCTGATAGCGGAAAGTACCTACCAGCACCAGCGCGACCTGCTGTATTCGGACAAGGGCCATATACGGCAGAAGGCGGAAGCCGGTGTCGGAGCTGTAAATTATATGATGGACAACGACCCAGAAGGCTTGCTCAGAGCCACGCGCAAGGAGTTTACGGCCGACGGTATGAAAGTGTCAAAGGTGGCATTTGCTACTTACTCAAATGACTTAAATGTGGAGGCTCAATATGAAAACGATTGAAGTTGAAAACGACCAGCTGCTGCTGGATATAGCCTTGCAACAATATGGAACGGCAGAAGCTATAAGTGAAATTATCTTCAACAATCCAGACTTGAAAAATGATCCGTCAGCGGTTGTAAAGTCAGGTCGTGAACTTGGCTCGTTTTATCCTGATATAAAACTGGCTCCCGGAACTACCGTACAGATTGATGACGAAAGCCGCCTTGTCAGAAAGACGGTTGTTAAGAAAATAGACCGAAGTATAACCACTTATATGGAATCGCAATGGCAAGAACGATTGAGCAAATAGAAAAAAGCATCACGGAAAGGCTGAAGGTTTCCTTCACTCTTTCCACCTCTGCTGCCTCGGAATGGCGGCTCTGGGTACATTGTATGGCCTATGGAATTTATCTTTTTGAAATTGTGTTGGACACGTTCAAAAAGGAAATGGACGAAGACGCAGAAAAAGAAGTGGCCGGAACCGTTACCTGGTATAACGACAAATGTTATGAGTTCCAAATGGGCCACGAGCTGGTTTTTGATACCGTGACCGGACTTTTGGAATATCCGATGGTGGATGAAACCGCACGCGTTATTAAGATTGCCTCTGTGAATGTGGCTGAGGATAATACAATTATGTTCCGCGTTGCAACCGAAGATGAAGAAGGTAAAATTGTGCCGCTAACGAGTAACCAGCTTCTGAACTTCAAAAACTACATTGACGCCATCAAGTTTGCCGGTACGAAATCTGAGGTTATTTCGACAGATGCCGACGAAGTCAGGTACGACATAAAAGTTTATTATAACCCCGCCAATCCGGTGGACAGTGTGCAGGAAGCAGTACTGGCTTCGCTGGAGGAGTTCAAGACGGCGCAGAAGTTCGGTGGTGTGATATATTCGCACAAGATGTTGGAAGCAGTAACAGCAGTAACAGGCGTTGTAACGGCAAAAATGGTCGCCCTTTCCCGCAAGGGTACGGAAGATGAAGATTTTATTCCTATAGACACGATGGCGACCTTACATGCAGGATATTTCAACTATACGGAGGATAGTAAACTGGAAATGGTATCCATTAATGATATTTAGCTTATGAACATTATTCTGAACTTCAAGGAAATTATCCGCCAGTACGTTGCCCCGCACCGCAGGCAGCAAAACCGCCTCAGGTGGCTTTGGGCATTGGCTGACCTGGAAAGCGTTTGGGATGCCTTTTCCACCTGGCGTGATTATTACCGGTACAAGGTTCACGTAACGAGCCAGCATCGTTCGCTGGAAGGGCACCTGAATAAAACGTTCGGCGGCGGCATCCTGATAAAGAGCTACGAGGACCAGTTTCTTGCCATCGGGCTAAACTCGGAACCGGCGCACTGGGTGTTGTTCGAACCTATGCAGGAAATCGCCCTGGAGGGTGAAGGCGGTCAGAGTTTCCAGGACGTGGACTTTATCGTTTATGTGCCGGCTGGTGTGGATCTGAACCTTGTACGAGCTGAAATAGAAAGATATAAGATTGCAGATAGGACCTATAAAATAATAATGAAGAAATGAAACGACATGTACAGGAACCAGGCGTAAGGAAGTGGTCGGGCAACGACCTGCTGGAGCTTCAAGGGGAAGGTCTGGCCGTTGCCGACGGCTTCTTTTCGCAATATGGCAACTGCGTGATATGCGGCTGCCAGGTAAAAGAAAACAGTATAGCCGCCGGGCTGGTAAGTATCGGCGGCATGGTGCTTCCGCTCCAGGCGGTGGAAACGGTGGAAGTGTTCCCGGTGTATCTGGTGAAGGCGGAGGAACATATCCAGAGAGAATACGCCGACGATGTGGTACGCGATATCGCGGTGAAGTATTTCGCCAAAGTCGTACAAGTAAAACCAGAGGATGGGGATTGTATAGAAATACAGGAGACTGGAGCGTCAACCTTTTTCGATAAAGTCAATGCGGTATGGCTCACCAATATATTAAAACAACTGGAAGATCTGAAGAAAGCGGACAAAACCCTATCGGATGCCATCGAACTGTTGAAACAGGCTGATGTGGAAGCCGGGAAACGCATTACCGCCTTGGAAAAGAAAATGCCGTCTTACTTAGATCATATCCCTACAGTGAACGATGACGGCTATGACATCGGTGTGGAGGTCTGGACGGTGGATGAATATGGTAATAAAACGTTCTGGAAATGCCACGATAACACCAAAGGCAAAGCCGTGTGGAAACGTACCGGCGAAGGTTCGGGTGGTGGCGGTTCACACAGCGGGGCGGTTTATTTGACCGGTCAAACGAATTTTACAAAAGCAAGTATAATCATTAAAGAAGGGTATTTGAAATGAGTAACGAATCAGGAACAGGCGTTTACGTCTATCAGCAAATTGTAAAAACAACGGCCGAGTGGGAAGCGGATAAAACGGTTCCGGTAGAAAACGTTTGGCTGTTTGAACGCCGTGATGACGGCAAAATCATAACCAAACTATCCGACGGCCAGCATTGTTATTCCGATCTCCCGACTTACGGTTTATCGGCATGGCAGGCGGCACAAATGGGTGGCTATAAGGGTACAGAAAAGGAATTTTACGAATCACTCGGCACGTTTGACGAAAAGATAAAGAAAGTAGAAAGCCTTGTGGCGTCGATGTCCGGCAAATATGCTGAAACTCCGACATTGGATTCCACCCCGACAGAAGACACGTTGACTTATACGCCGGAAGACAGCGAGGAACCGCGTGCTTTTGCTATCGGTCAGCAATGCCGCGTTTATGAAGAAGACGAGGAAGACTATGTGTTTTATCAGCTTTATGACATAAAGGGAAGCAAGGCAGACTGGCGTATTGCCGGAAGCGGTGGAATATCTGCATATCAGGAAAGGGCTGTTATTACGCTGTCAAGTAATCAAGGCGATGGCGATGTGGCATTAAATGGGACAAATATCACGGTGAAGTATTCTGATCAGACACAAGAACTGACATGGAATGGCACAGCGCTAGAAGTGAAAGTACCAGTTGGAATGATATACGAAATATCAGCTGGGCTGGTAAACGGATATACGTCTCCCCAAAAGCAGAGTTTTACTGCCGTTGGTGGGAACGAGCGTCAGGTGGTGTTCAACTACTCCTGTGAGAAAGTGACGGTAAACGTCAGCGCGGACGACAGTTCTGATTGCTCCGGACGTACCGTAACAGTAAAAAAAACATCCGGTAGTGAAGTCCTGGGCAGTGGTAAGGGATCGCAGGTTGTTGTTAAGGTGCCAACCGGTACAGGTTATACCGTTTCAGTCGATAGCTTTACCGGATATACCAAACCCACGGACCAGTCGTTTACAGCAAATCAGGCCAGTCGGAACGTGTCTTTCGTGTATGCAAAAATCAAGGATGCGGCTATTGTTTTTGACAAATCAAAGAGTGATCCACAGAATATAACAGGTGAAATCAATTCGGGCGTAATAAAGACGATCCTGTCAAAGTTCCGTCGCTGTTTGTGTAAAAAAACGGCGGAAGGCGAGGTTTCAATCGCTTATCTTCGGGATGACAATAGTAATTTTTACGAGGACGGTACAGCTGCCAAACTGGACGGTACAGAAGGCGATGTAATGGTTGACTTCCCTGAGTTCTATTACAAGTGGGAATCTGTGGACAGTAATAAATTCCGTTATCGTTTCGCAGAATATAATGTGGATGGAACGTTTAAACATGTTCCGCGAAGCCTTGTAGGTGCTTATAAAGGTTATATGACTTCTAATAAGCTGTATAGCCGTAGTGGAGTACATCCTACAGTAAGTAAATCAACAAATGATTTTGACGGTTATGCAACAGCACGCGGTCAAGGTTACCAGCGTATAGATTTTCAACAGCATTGTGTTATTGCCTTTATGCTTTACGCGCGTTATGGAAATAGGAACCTGCAGGCTGTTTTGGGCATAGGTGGTGCAGTAAGTGGAAGCTCCGCAACCACAACCGGAACAAGTAACTCAACGGGAATAGCTGATACAAAAAATGAAACAAGTAAGTATGTTTGTGGTTTGGGTGTAGAAGGTGTTTTTGGTGGCATCTATGAATGGGTGAAAGGTGTTGAAATTAATAATCGTGTATGGAAAATCACAGATCCGGACGGTTCTACTCGAAATGTTAACGCTGGAACTTCTGATGGTTGGATAACGAATGTTGCAGCGGAAAAAGGTCCATTTTTTGACATGGTTCCGACGCAAGTGGGAGGCAGTGAAACCACACATTATTCTGATTATTATTGGCAGTCTAGTAGTAATTCCCTTGTTTTGGCGCGCTCCTATAACGACTCGGGTGCGCATGGCGGCGTGGCGTGTGCGGATGCGG